TTCCCCCCACCTGCAGATCCATCAGCAGCGAGCCGGCCGCCGACGCGGTGTCGGTGACGTTGTACTTGATACCCGTGAACGTGGTGCCGGAGCTGTTCCAGGTCTGCGTGCCATCCAGCACCGGCTGCGAGGTCGTCTGCGTGCCGCCCGTCAGCGTCAGCGCCTGGGTGCCGACCTCGGGGATGATCTCGATGCCGCGATTGGCGACGTAGCTGTCACCGGTTTGCGGCGCCAGGATCTGCGGCGTTGCGGTGTCGAGGGCAAGGATTTCGCGCGTAGCCATCGTGGCTCCTTAGATCGGGGTATAGCTGATGCCGTCGGATGCCGCCACGGATGGGCCAACGGTGTAGGTCGTACCGGAGCCATCGACCACCGCCAGGCTGGCGGTGTAGGAATCGCCGCCCGAGCTGAGCACTGCAAACGTGTCAACAGCCGCACCTTGGCGCGCGCCGACCGCGCCCAGCTGGCCGAGTCGCATGCCGAACATGCGTCAGGCCTGGATGACGGCGATCTTGTGGCCCGCGGTGACGCCGAAGTATTCGGTGGCGTCTGCCGGCAGCTTTAGGGCGCCCGTCGTCGCCGTCGGGTTGGCTCCCACGACAACATGGCAGGCGGTGTCGGTGTGCAGCCGCACGAAGCGCGTGCGGGTGTTGAACGCCGACGACTGCGCCGAGCTGCCGCTGATGCTGCGCGTCTGCTCGGCCACGGGCGGCAGGGCGCTGATGGGCGGCGTCGCCAGGCCGGAGTCGAGCGGCATCGCCTCGAATTCGCTGATCCACAGGGTTGGCATGTCACGGTTCCTCGGTGTTGGGCGCCGGCGCTGCGGCGCTGGCTGCGTCGGTGTAGGCCGGCAGGGTCACGCCAAGCTGCTGGGCGAGCCGCTGAGCGGCAGCGATGCTGCGCAGCACGTCCTCGAAATCGAGGCCCTGGGCAGCGGCCAGGTCTTGCGGTGCGGCTAGGCCGGCGCGAACACGCAGCACGGCGGCCTCCGCGTCCTTCCTCGGGTCCACCCAGTCCCAGCGGCGGGGCTGCCAGTCGTGCCGCACGAACTTGTCGTACCGGGCCAGCGGCATGCGCGCGCCGGTCGGGAAAGTGATGGCGCCGGCCAGCAGCGAGGCGCGCAGCCACTCGCGGAAGACGGGGCGCAGGAAGGACTCGATTAGCCACTCCTGATCGGCAGACCAGCGGTCGCGTTCCTCGATGACGCCGGCCCTGATGCTGCTGAAGTTGACGCCCTCCAGGTCGTTGGCCAGGCTGTGATAGGCCACGCCCCAGCCGGCGGCGATGCGCTGCAGCTGCGCCTTGACGAAGGGGCCATAGGCCTGGTCGGGGTACTTGCTCTCGTGCGGCGTGAATTCCACGCCGGCGGGCAGCACGTCGTACACGCCCGGCTGGCTGACCGTGATCTGCTGGTCGCCTTCGGCCTGGCCGAATGGCTCCTGGCCGTCCGGCGTGCGGAAGAAGCCGTAATGGTTCGCGCCGTTCTCGGCGGCCAGCAGCGCGGCCAGGTTGAACTTGCCGAGGTGGTGCAGCGCGAGCACCCCGGGCGACATCCACGGGATGCCGCGGACCTGGCCGGGACGCTCGACGCGGAAACAGTGCAGCAGCTGCTCGATGGGCACGCGCTCGCGCAGGCGGCTGCCGTGCACGCCGTCGAAGGGGTGGCCGGCGAAGAGGTGCAGGGCCACCGGGCGGCGCGCCTGGTCGACCTCGACGCCCATGACGACGGCATTGGAGGTGCCGGCGGCCGGCACGTTGTAGGCGGTGTCGATGCGGTCGGCGTCGATGGGCTGCAGCGCGAAGGCGAAACGGTTGCCCGCGGCCTGGCCGACGATCATGCGCACGAGGAATTCGCCGTCGGACGGCAGCTGGCCGACCAGGGTCTCCAGCATGTGGCGCAGGCTCTGCCGGCCGCCCAGGTCGGCCGTGCGGCTCCATTCCTGCCAGGCGGCCTCGATCGCGGCGCGCGCGGCGTCGTCGGGCCGGCCGGGGCCATCCTCGACGCGGCTTTGCATCCGCACGCCGCCCGGGCCGACGATGTTGACCTGACACATCTGCCGGAAGCGGCGGGCCGTGTCGTTGTTGTTGACGAGCTCGCGGCATCGGGCGCGCAGGCGGTCCAGATCGCCCCGCAGCTCGGCGTTGATGCTCTGCGTCGTGGCCAGCCAGCCGGCGGTGAGGCGGTCGACACGCGCGCCCTGGAAGGCGCGGGCGGCGGCGGCCGGCGGGGGCTGGCGCGTGAACCAGGCGCGCATCGTGGCCAGGGCGCCCATCAGCCGAACCTCACGAAGACGCGGCGCCTGTCGGGCGCGCCCGAGGCGACAGCGGCGGCGGCTTCCTCGCGCGTGACCTCGGCCCGGTAGCGATCGCGCAGGGCTAGCAGGTCGGCCACCGGGATGTTCTTCAGGCGCCGGCCGGCGATTTCGTACTCGAGCACGGCGCTGGATGCGCGCCCTTCGATGACGGCCTCGACGGACTCCAGCGTCTTGCGGGCGTGGGTGCGCGCGTCGAGCGTGCTGCTGCCGAAGCTCGGCCGGACGGTGATGCGGCCCTCGCCGACGGTGTAGACCTCGGCGCCCTTCGTGACGCGGGCGCGCCAGGCGTAGGTGCCTGCCGCCCAGCTGGTGGTGGTGCTGGCGGGGACGAGCACCAGGTGGTCGTCCGCGCTCGCGCTGCTGGTGACCGTGATCTTGGCCGTGCCGTTGATGAGCACGTAGCCGAGCGACCAGCCGGCCGAGGCCGGGTAGTCGTCCAGGGTGCGGCGCCAGGTGACCGTGTCGCCTGCGGCGACCGATGGCGGCTCGGCGGTGGGAATGTCGGGCATTGCGCCCGATCCTCAGCGTGACAGCGCAAAGCGCGCAACGCCAAGCGCTTGGCCCGGTTTCTTGGCCCCTCGGCCTGGGCTACCGGCCTTCGGCCAGGATCTGACGGATGCGCTCGGTGGTGAGCTTGTAGCGGCGGGCCAGCAGGCCGGTCCTCTCGCCGCGCTGGTAGTCGCGCCGGATGGCCTCGTCGCGCGTTTTCAGGTCGTGCCGCGCGCTGATGTGCACCCGGCTGCGGCCCCAGTGCTCGCGCACGACGACGTCGACCTCGACCAGCGTGGCCGCCGGCAGCGCGGGCGCGCGGCGGGCGATCTCGGCCAGCGTGTGGTGGATTGGGTCGGCCGTGGGATCGCTGCTGCCCCATGGCAGCGGCGGCCTGTCCTGCAGCGGCAGCGATTCGGTGCCCGGCGTGTCGCGCGGGGCCGAGGTCTTGCGGGTCGCGGTCATGGTGGTCATCGGCGGTAGGTGATCGCGTAGCGGGGGCGCGGGATCGGAGCGGCTTGTGTCAGCTTGGGCGGTGCAGCGGCTGCCACAGGGCTGTCGGAGGTCGGCGCATGCTCGGACGCGCTGGCAGGCGGTGGTGCCTGGCCATCAGCGGCCGGTGGCGGCGGCGCGCCGTCGTCGAAAAGGTCGCGCGACTGCACGCGCGACTCCCAGCGGGCCCACTCGGCATCGCGCCAGCGGTCCAGGCCGGCGTAGTGGGCAGCGGCCAGGGCGTAGACGGCGCAGTCCAGCGCTTCGTTGCGCCGGCCGGCGGGCTTGACCCACTCCAGACGCGGGCGGCCTTTCACGTAGCGGGTCACCAAGCGCTCGGACGTGATCTGCTCGAAGACCTCGCCAGGCAGGTGCTTGCTCAGCCAGACGTAGCCCGGGCCGGGCTCGGTGTTGCGCAAGGCGCCGTAGATGTTCTGCTTGGCGGTGTCCGTGCCGATGGGCCAGAGCTTGACGCCGCGCTTGAGCTTGGTGCCGCGCCAGGTGACGTCCTGGTCGGTGGGCTTGCCCAGGATCGTGCGGCCGGACTGGCTGCTGCCCTTGACGGCGTGCACGTGGGCGTGCTGGTGGTTGCGCACGTAGCTGTAGACGGCCTGCGTGTGATGGCCGCCGCTGTCGATCATGCAGGCCAGCAGGGGCACGGTGCGGCCGCTGGCGTGGGTGATCGGCAAGCGCCGGTACTCGGTCAGCGCGGACCACGGGCTGGTCGGCTCGGACTCGGGGATGGCGGGGTCGCCGTGGATGACCTGGCGGTCGACCAGCTGCCGCTCGAGGCCGCGGCCCCAGGCCCACAGGTAGGCTTCGAGGCGGTCGCCCTGGACGTCGACCCCTGCCGTGCAGACCAGCAGGCCCCAGTGCACCTGGCGCAGCGGGATGGCGGCGGCGCGGCGGCGCAGCTGGTGCTCGTCGGCGCGGTCGCCGTCTTCCTCGTAGGTCTCGGCCAGGCGGGTGTTGACGAAGACGCGCAGCAGCGAGGTGTCGCCGGTGCGGGCGGCATCGGTGGCGCGGTGCCATTCGATGACCAGGTCGGACCAGCTCAGCCAGCCGAGCGGGCTGTAAAGGCTGGAGAGCTGGAAGCCGCGGATCTTTCCGCCGGCGGCGCCGGGGTTGTCGGGCACCCAGACGCCGGCGGCGAGCATCGCGGGTTTGTGGTGCTCGCGGATCTCGCAGCCGTTGGCGCGGCAGACGTAGCGGACGGTGGAGGGGTCGGCGCTGCCGTCGGGGTGCTTGTCCCAGCGAAGGCCGTGCGGGGTGGAGGTGCCCCAGACGAGCGGCTGCAGCTCGCCGCAGTGCGGGCAGGGGACGTGGTAGCGGCAGCGGTCCGAGGCGTCGAAGGCGGCTTCGATGCGGGAGACGCCTTTCGTAGTGGGCGTGCTGGTGCGCAGGTGCTTGCGGCGGGCGAAGGTCGTCTGCCGGGCCTTGGCCAGCTGGACGGGGTCGCCCTCGCCGTCGACGTCGAGCGGGTAGCCGTCTTCCTCGTCGGTGGCCAGGTCGCGGACCGGCATGCTGCGCAGCGCGGCGGCGCTGTTGGCGCCGGCGATGGCCAGGAAACCGCCCGGGTATTCCTTCAGCAGCGTGGTGTTGGCCTCGTCGCGCGAGCGGTTCTCGCGCACCTTGGTTCGCAGGCGCGGCGACTCTTCGATCATGGGCACCAGGCGCTGCCGGCTGTAGCGCTTGGCCAGGTCGATCGTCGGCTGGACGATCATGGCCGGGCCTGGGTTGACGTCGGCCAGGTAGCCGATCCAGTTGGACATCACCGTGGTCTTGCTGGTCTGCGCGCCCCACATGAGGACGACCTCTTCGACCGGGGACTGGGCCGACAAGGCGTCCATCGGCTCGCGCGCGTAGGGCGTGCGGGCGACCCGGTAGGGGCCGGGCTCGGCGCTGTCCTTGCCGCTCAGGATGCGGTGGCGCTCGGCCCACTGGGTGACGGTCAGGCGTGGCGGCGGCGCGAGGAACTCGGCCCACAGCTCGGCCAGCAGGTGGTCGGCGTCGAGCAGGTCGAGGTCGCGCGCGCCCATGTCAGGTCGGCGCCTCGTGCGGGTGGCCGCTGACCTGGGCCAGCACGGCGTGCAGCTCGGCCTGCAGGGTGTCGTGGCAACGGGCGGCGTCGGCCTCGGCGGCGAGCACCGGCGCCAGGCGGGCTGGCAGCTGCAGGATGCTGTCGCGCAGGGCGGACAGGCGACGGGCGTGCGAGGCCTTGACGTCGGCGGCGCGCACGAGCTCGCCGCGCAGCTCGGCCAGCTTCAGCTCGGCGATGTCGGCCTCGGCGCGCTCGCGTCGGGCCTTCACGACCCAGTAGGCGTCCGGGTCTTCGCGGTCGGCGTCGCGCTCGGACGCGCTGCCGGCCTGGGTGCTTGCACCAGGCAGCCGCAGGTGATCGGCGTCGGCCGGCCGGCTGCCGGCGCGCACGCGGGTGTTGCGCGCCCACTGGACATCGGCGGCGACGGGGTCGAGGCGGCCGTCGATCAGGGTGATGCGCTGCGACTTGACCGCGCGCCGCACCGCGCCCTCGGTGCAACCCCGGCGGCGGGCGTATTCGGCCATCGTCACCAGCTCGACCGTACCTACCGGCATGGCCCGCACCCCCGACCGTACAAAGTGCGCGGCCCATCCACTAGCGCAACCGCGCGCCGGAATGGAC